GTGTGGCTGTTGCCAAAAAGTTTTCGTTTGCAATACGGTCAATGTAGTAGTTTGCTACATCTCCCATGTAAGCAAAGGACTCAGCCAAAGCCAATCCAAAGTCAGACTCATCTGAGCCTTGCCACTCTGGAACTCTAAACTTAATTCGTGCAATAAGTTCGTCACGTAGGGCGTAGTAGTCTCGACTGGTGTAGTCGACATTTACTAAGTTATCTTCAGCCATTATAGGGTCTCCTGCACTGGTGGGTTCTTACTTGCAATTGCAACAATTTCCAAAGTCGTCGAATTTGTTTCTCCGTTTGGCAGTTCGTAGATAATATCAAGAAGGAGAGTCCCAGTCTGTTCATCATAAATAACATTTGTATTTGAGTAGGTAAGGGTAGGTAAAAACTTGGCAAACGCTTGCTCAATTTCCCCTGGAATGGAGGATATAGCCTTCTCAATAGAACCGTAAAGGTATGAGGTGATGGTCGTACCAAACTCTACTAACATAACTCGTTCTTTCAGGTTTGTTCCAATGACGGATAAGACCCTATCTGAAAAAATCTTTTGTTGAGACACTGTTGAGGTGATTCGCCCATAAGCATCTAATGAAAAAGGTAACGAGATTGCTGTTTCTGCCATGATTACACCTTCCAAGTTCTTTTGTTTTGAGTGTAACCACTCTTAGTTTGAGAAAAAGAAAATTGTGGTTGTGAAAGTTTAGGGGGCTTACTTTTAGTTACTTTTTCTCCATTACCCCTATTAGTAAGATTTAATGTAGGAACAGTGCCAGTTTGCGTACGACGAGCAGACTGTACCTTTAAACCACGTCCGTCTGTAACAAGAACCCCTTCACATTGATAGTGCCCAACTTTATTCATGGTATGTGTCACGCTTCTAACTAACCAATAGCCATCGGTAGTTTCGTCAATTCCAGATATTTCAACAACTCCATACGGACGAATTCTTGAATCCCCTTGACCCGAAAACTTTGCTGGCATTGACATGCGTGCCCTATCTGCTTTTCCTTGTGCTAAGGAATCTGCAAACATCTTGCTATTTGTAACATCAAAACTCGTATTATCATCAAAAATAATCTCAGACTGGGCCTTCTTTAATCCCCGACTTGAAATTGGTGCTTTTTTGCTTCCGTAAACTTTAGCGGTTATTGGGTCAATTCCTGAAAGAATTTTATTACTTTTTCTTGGTTGGTCATCATCTTCAATCATGTCAGAGACAATAGGCTCAAATTTATCTAGTGTTCTTTCGATGGGAGAATGAAATGGTGGAGCAAACTCTGTCTCAAAATTTAATAAAGGGATTGACCCAACTTGCTTGTCAATTACTTCATCAATATCTTGGAAGTATAAAATTGCGTCTTTTACAAACATGACATACCCAATTTTAAAAGCAAGTTCATTTAAAAACTCCCAGTAACTTTTTCCATACTGTGAAATTTGAGTAAATTTAGTTGAGTTAGGTGTTACTACAGTTTTTATTTTAGTTTGTTTTCCTATATCTTGAACTATGTCGGAAGCAGTTTTGTTTTTCCAAGTGTTGGATTTAGTTTGTTTTAAAGCAAAAGAAGATGCAACACAGTGAATTTCAAGTTCTTGCTGTGCTTGAGCAGCCTTAAGTCTCTTAACTTTTACAACGTGCCCAACAAAAGTGCCTTTATTTTTAGGGCTATTTCTCCAAGAAAAAGACACAGGTGTTCCTGTTTTTAGTGCTTTAAAAAAGAAGTTGCTAAAGATTTGATACTTTAAAATGGCAACATCGTGGGAACGCTCTTCTTGATGAAGAACAATCTGATAGGGTTGCAAAGTAATTGCAGCAAACTCAGGGTAAGTAACTGAGAACGATGTATTTATTCGGGCTTGATAGCCTTCTGCAACATTTCTAAGCGACATTAGGTATCCTTAAAATTGTGCCAATTGGAATCTCTGTGGCATTTATAATTTCAGGATTTGCGTCTAAAATCTGCCACCAGTACTCAGGCTCACCAAAAAAACGAGCAGAAACAAGGTCAATTCGGTCTCCTTCTACCCATTCGTAGGAAATAAATGAGGTCAGGATGTCGGGGAAGTCTCTTAAAACAGTTAGTTCGTAAGTTTTACGACCCACATTGTAAGGACGAATAATTTTACCGTCAGCATATCTGCTATCTAAAAAAATCATAGTTATTTCACCCGCTTTAAATCTGCTGCTGGAATGTCGTAGAAACGAGATACGGTTATACCCACAGTAGTTAATGTAGGAACCATTCGTTCGTTAAATTGAAAATGGTTAACTGATAACCCATCTATTCTTCCTAAAAACCTTAAGTTTTTGCCAAGGTGACACTCAACGGCAATACCTGCAATCCAGCCAATATCACTTGTCTTTCCACGGAGTGCACTCACATAGTCGTTGCTACCACTATGCACCGCTCTAAAAAGAAACTCAAGGTCATACATTGTGCCTTTTTTATAAATTTCTTTAAGAGTTTCAGGTAAAACTTTTACTGGGTATAAGTCAGTAGACTCAAAGACTGTTGGCGTATCACCCTTCTTCAAAGGCATTTGCAATAACCCCTCTTCTGTTATGTAACTTAAATCATCAATTCGATTTAAATATAAAGTGAAGGATATTTTGCTATCACCAAGAGGAGTAATAGGATTAAACTTAGTGCCTTCTCCATATTGAAGTAATTCAGGAGATACGTCTGATAATGTTCCATAACTCATTTGAACAGCAGTCGGATTATAGTGAAAAGCAAATCCATACGCATTAGGGTCCCTTTTCTGACCCTTCTTATTTGGAATTTTTTCTTTTAGATATTTTGCGGTTTCTGCATTCATTTGGATAGCACCACGAGTAGCATTATCGTTAAAAGCATCTGTTTGAGCATTACTGAGGGCTGCTGGAGTATTGACTCCAGCATCTGTTAAACGAGACTGAAGACCGTTACTAGCAAAATAAGCAGACCTCATCATAGGAATGTTGTAAACGTAGCCTCCTATGACTTGAGCACCTCCAGCAGTAGATGTAGGGTTTGAACCGTTACCTGTGCCACCTTTAATTAAAATGTTGCTAGTTACTCCTGTAACTGAGTCTAGTTTGGCTAACAGTACTCTTTGGTTAGCAAGGGTTTTATCAGAACTAATAATTGCTTTTTCAAGACTTGTAATGCTCTTTTGAAAGGTTGCCTTTTTTTGTTCTAGAACTTTTTGAGCAGCACGCTTGGTATTTAAGGTATTCTGATTGCCACCAGCGTTTACCACACCGTCATTGTTAGAGTCCATGTCAATAATCTCACCGACTAATTTTGTCATTGCTGTTTGATTTGCTTTTTGAGCCTTTACTGCAATTTCTAGGTTTGTTTTTAATTGAGCAGCAGTGTTTACCGCTACTTGTGTATCTTTTACTGCTGCACGTCGCTGAGTTTCAGCATACTTAGGGTCAGTAATAGCCCTAGTTGTAATCTTTGTGTACTCCATAACAAACTTCTCGTTACCAAAAAATAAGGGTTTTATGTCGGCCATTAGTTTCTCCCCATAGTACTAATTGATGAAGCGTTTTCTAACTCTTTTTTTACTAACTGAATTAATTGACGTGCTTCATTTTCTGTTGCGTTATTAAATGTAGCGTTTATAGTGACATTAGCACCGCCACCACTATAGGACATGGAAGGAGATGCAACGCTCATACCCGTGCTACCGCCTTGGAATTTGTACGGGCTACCGCCAGTTTTTCCCGTCATCCATGCAGATTTATTTACTGCATCTAAAATAGCGTCTGTTGATGCTCCTGATTTTAAAGCACTCACAATTGCAGAGTACCCACGGTCATCAGCACTTTTACCAGTTAAGGTGTTTACTGTTGCTGCATAGCCATCTTCCCAAGACTTATAACTCTTAACTCCAACTGAGTTCATGCTGGTAGAACCAGCCATTGAATACGTTGTGTTTAATGGGTTGTAATTAGCAGAGTTTTTCCAGTGACCACCTTCATGACGCATCCAAGTTGTAAGTGCGTTAATAGAAGAATCGCTAACAGGAGCACCAAGTTTTCCAAGCAGACCAGTAGCCCACTCTCTTTCGCTACCTGTGCCAAGAATAACTTTTGAGGTTCCTGAACCCCCACCACCACCACCGCCGTAAGCAGGTGAGGCTCCTTGTACTCCTCCTAGAGTTGCAAAAGATTGTGCTAAAGAAGTAGTAGTTCCTGAACCTAATAATTTTGACAAAGCAATGTTGTTACCTTCTACACCAGATACAGAGGAAGTTAAACTGGCAGAGGTTAGAGCGTTTACTGCAGAAAAGCCACCATCTGCTCCCGAATTTAATTGGTCTGGGTTAACAGGGTTATTTTTTCCTTTACGCACTTCGTAGTGAACGTGAGGACCATCTACATTGCCAGTGTCACCTGACTTACCAATAACATCGCCTTTTTTAACCTGTTGACCATTTGAAACTAGCACCTTTGAAAGGTGACCAAATAATGTTTGGTAACCATTTCCATG